GCTGTTGCTGTTGTCACCTACATCAGAATCAATATACATAAGCATATTGTCTGGTAATGTCTGTGGATCAACTGATTTGAATACTGCATTCTTGTCGTAGTACTTAACTGACTTACCGCGCATCTTAGTACGGATAACCTTGTAAACACCTTCGACTAAGCGAGTGATACCTGTCTCAGAGAACCGACGACACATATACTGGATACGTAGTTGTGCAGCTGACTGAGCACGAGCCATCTTCTCATCAGAATTACCTGATACATATAGCTTATCGTTAAGACCTTGTGCGGCCTTAGACATCCCCGTAGCTTGCTCCTTATGGGTTTGCAAGAGTTCAAGTAAAGGTACAGTACCTTGACTAATTGTATCAGGGGTCAATGCTGCAACAGCACCTTGTGGGTTTCCGTTAGTTGCAATGATCTGCTTTGGCTTCATATTCTGAAGAGCAGAAAAGTCTACCACGTTAGGGTCAGCTAACTTAGGTGAGTAATTTGTTAGGTATACATTCTCCACGAATCCACGCATGATAGCAGTTGTTGCTAATGTGGATGGGCGAATCATATCGGCTACTGAGAGACCAAAGAATTCGTGTGGTACTTCGAACGGGCATAGTGATGCTAGTGGGATACAATCACAATCTTCTTCAAGAAGGATAGTTGCACCAGCGATAACAAAGTGTTTTAGTTCAGCAAGACCATCACCATCACGGTCAACCCGTAACCAGCATTCGATAACTGTTAGCTGACGGTTGGCTTCTGAAGGGAATAACTCGCGTGAGTTACCACCTAGCCAGTACTCTTCACCAACAAGGCGCTTACGGGCTGCTTGCTCTTCAGTGTACTTAGTTGCCCAATCCCATGAACCATCACCAATCTGATCCCAATCGATTGTTTCAGCGATATCAGGAAAGTATTTACGAATCTCTGTACGAGTCATATCAACTTGGATACCAACGAATGCAGCATCGTCTAGAGTGTTTGCATCACGAGTGATACGGAAACATTCTGGGTGAACGGGCTTAATCAATACACGGGTCTTGTCGTGCTTACGTTTTAGACGCACATTTTTATAGACTACTGTGTATTCTGATTGTCCTGTTTCTAGATTAGCCCTAAGCTCTTGGTCTGGAACTAGTGTACCAATAATTTCTAGCTCATCATCCGCTAGTAAGATATCTAAATTGTCTTGGGAGATCTCATCATATTCCTCAAAGGAGTACTCAAAATCTTCCACGAATTCCCAACGTACAATACTATTCTTCCATAGTAATGCACCCTTAACCCACGTATTAAGGATTTCCCAACCTTTATTCTGCTTGAAAATAGTATAGTTAACTAAGTCAGCAGCTACCTTCGCATTGTGGTAGTCAGTGGGGTTATCTCCCGTGGGTAGGAAACGTGCTAGTTTGTTATTATCGAACATGAGTTCAGAGATAATAGCAAGGTATCCCTCAACAGCTTCCACGGTATCTGAAGATACAATCTGTGAAACGCCTTGAGGTGATAGGTGCATTTGAGGCATCATGCCATACTCGAATGTAGCTTTCTGACGCTCACGAGCTAAGTCGGAGCTGTTCAAGAAGTCGCCTACAGAGTTCATGATACCCTGTTCGATCATAGCTAATAGCTCAGGATCTTGTACTGTATCTTTGTAACCATCCGTAAACTGGATTGGTTTTACTGTATTATTTGCCATTTGTTTTCCTTCATTCAATCAATCAAAGCCAACAAATGGCTGTATTAGTGTAACTACTTTTTCCATCACGAGTTACCAGCAATTGGACACAAGGGAATTCTTTTTAGATATTTTCTTGATAGAACATTCTAACAAGCTTACCTACGATGTCTGACCGAACAATGTCGGACAATCCAAATTCTACAACTGGTAGATCAATACCATTTCTTTCACACATAGCCGCAAAGGATAGAATGCCGCTTCCACGACCTACATCACTCTGAGTGGCATCACCACAAAGAATCATCTTAGAGTTTTCACCCATACGGGTTGTAACTGCTTTAAGTTCCTCAATACTTAAGTTCTGTGCTTCATCTACAATAACCAAAGAGTTCTCAAAACTACGTCCCCGGATAACTTCCAAGGGAACAAGCTGGATGACCTTCTTATTCAGATAGTAATCGTACTTGAACTTAGTTAACTGCTTTTCCAGAACACTGATAATAGGGAACAACCAAGGTTCCAACTTCTCATCAGCAGTACCGGGCAGAAAGCCAAGTGTAGCTCCTACACCAACATTAGCACGAGCAAGAATGATATGATCATACCCACCACCTAGAAACAACTGAGCTACTTTTGAAGCAGCAATATACGTCTTACCTACACCTGCACAGCCTAAAGCGACTGTGATAGGGAACCCATCGATAGCATCTAACAGCATTTGCTGGTTTTGATTTTTAGGTTGAATGTGAAATGAACGGTCTGTTACTAAACGTTCACGTTGTTGTTTTTGGTTTCGTTTCAAGGTTAATCCTTTATGTTAATAAAAAACTTTTTCTAATAGGAACCGGCTAGCTTACCTGCCCCCGAGCATTAAAATCTTTAGGGATTTGCTCTCCTATTTTTTCCTTTGGGTTTACAAGTTGACCCGGGCCAGTTTGTGGTTTAACAAACTTATTAACTTGTCGTAGTTGTTCTGGAGTCAATCTAAAATCTATAGCCATGTTGTGTTTACCTGTTGAAAGGCTCCCATCTTCTGTGCGAAGGGAACCATATTGTTAGTTAATTTATCGCCATGAGTTCTTATAACCTCAAGAGCAATAGCCAAAGCAATCACTGTATCATCATTGTAGCCTGATGATGCATTAGTTTTTCCGTTATCTGTAGCTACATAATTCATTAATTCCCCGATAACAATCCTAGAAGGGATCATCACATCATCATGCTCGATGGCATTCTTCAAGAAACCAATAATAGCAGGTTTACTTGCAGATGTAGTTCTCCAACCAATACGCGTACCTTCTTCCTTGCTGACATTAGCCATCTTGGTTTGGTAGTACATATTGACATATTCCATCTGGGTCAATCGATTGAGAGTTGCAATTCCCATGCTGTTCGATTCAACAGCGAGTAGAGCATTGTTATAATACCTCCCAAGGTAAAATAACAGATCCCCAAATTGAGATGGATCAATAGTATTATTACGATATACACAGCAAACCTCCCGGTTTTGATTCATGATAACTGCTGATGAATAATCCTTACCTACACCTAAAGATACGTCAGCCCCAATAGCAAATGAGTCACTTACTATAGGATACTTGAAAATCTCGATAGAACCTTTATTTACGGAATCCATCATGCGGGATTCGAAATTAAATTCCTTGGTGGCAAGAATTGGTTTTGGAACTAGACTGGATAGCTTCTCAATGTTAAATACGTTAGATCCTGAAACAAGGAAAGCTTCCTCGGGTGTAGAAGGATACTCCTGACGGAACTTATCCTCGGTACCTTCCGCAATCTTTAACCTTCTCCAGTATAGTTGGTTGTTGTTTAATTTAAACCTAGTAACAAGGATCTCTTCTTCTGGTGTTAAGTCAAAGACATCAGGTGCTTTACGAGCATACTCCTTCATAAGGAACCAAGGAACGAAGATAGGAATATAGTCGTTCTCTCCTGCTACAGCACCCTTCCATAGTCGGTGAAACTCATTACCTAATCCGTTAGCTGTGCTCTCAAGGATAACCTCGGTACCATCAGCCTCAGAAATACCTTGGAAGAGTCCTGAAAGAATCTTGGTATCATGGTTCCAGAAGGCTACCTCTGATAGGTGACAAATGGTTGGTGTCTGTCCTCGACCAGCTTCAGGTGCTCCTGCCGTGAAGAGTCTATATCCTGAGTCGTTGTGCTCAAACATAATCTCTTTAGCATTAGACTTCTTGAATACCGGTCTGAAGGTCTCACTCATGTTATCAATGATGTTCCTACTCATTGTGAATAGTGTATCTGAAGTAGCAGCATCATGAGCCATAACTACTGATTTGTGGTATGGATTAAGATAAGCTTTCCAGAAGACCCTTGAGGTAGTGAAAGTGGAAAGACCCATCTGTCGGGCTTTCAAAATGATAGCTCTGACTTTTCCAGTTTCTCTTAGCTGTTTCTCGATAGCTTCATTTACAATATGCTGTGCTTCATTGAATTCAAATGGGAGGAATCCTTTGGAGGAATCCTTGGGTAAGATCTTGATTTGTTCCTTGGCGAATAACTCGAAGTTAGTTCGGTAGGTTTCTAGCTGGGTTCTCTTTTTGAGTTCCCTCAAAGCAGCTAGCTTTTGGTTGTTCTCTTTGGTTGTTGCCATTGTGTCCTTTAGTTTGTGTCTCTATTAGGAACCGACTATTAAGCTCATCTTTTGTGAGCTGTTTTGGTGGGGGTAATTTTGATAAATTTTTGGGGTGAGTTTTTTGGGGAATTTTCTTTGGGTAGCCCTGTGTCTCTTTGTGTGTAAAAGAATCAGAAGTGGTGTTGTGGGTTCGCTAGTTTATAACAAGTGACCCCCTAACTTCTCTTGTGCTTCTTGTGGTTCTTTACTCGCGTCGTCTGCTCTTGCACCTGCTCGCATCAAGTAGAGCCACACTGTCTCTCGTCCCTCATCCTTAATCTTTAATGGAGTATTACCATGACTACAGCTACTATCGCTTTCCGTACAGCAACACCAACAATCACTGATCGTACATCAGCAGCAGTAACAATCGAGTCAATCTACTTCGATAAGAAGATGAATGCAATCATTGTTCAGTGCTCTGACAAGCGTACTCGTGTCTGCAAGATAGACCGTATGGAGTCTATCGAGGCTGCTCGTGCCTTGTGGGTTCAACTTAAGGACAGCTTGGGATGGTCAGCTAAGTTCACTGCTGCTGGTGGCTTCAGCCCAGACAACTGGTTCTACACATTCACTATCGCTTCTTAATCAACCAACCACGAAGGACTCACTATGTCTAAGCTCTTTCACATGACTCTCGGAATCACTTGGTTCTACACTGCAATGTCATTGCTCACAATCATGGAGGCGGGTGACTTTGGTCTCCTCCATATCGGTGCTATGTTCTTCTGTGGTGGTATTGCCGCTACGCAGATCATGCACCTAGTGGGAGAGATTATCGAAGAACACAATGAAAAAGCACCATTTTAAAAGGACTCATCATGTACTACATCTACACACGAACCACTGCTCATCGCCTCATCGCTAAGACTAACGACATCAATACACTAGGCCATTGGCCATCAAACAAGTATGAAGTCGTTATGTTCCTATAACATTCCATGATAGGCTCTACACCTAGAGTCTATTGTAGAGTGCTCATACCGAGAACTCACCAAGGGTCTAACGACCACAAGGAACTACCATGACAACAGCTATCCAATCACTGAACACCAACACATTCGCCACTAAAGGTGACATCGTGACAGCAGCATACAGCAAAGAACCAGTCATCCTGATGGCAGTCTATGCAAGCACTGACAACACTAAGCTCTATGTCGTGACAGAAGCACGAGGCACACCATCTATCCACAAGATGAGCATCACTCGTAACACTGAACATGCTCGTGCTGTGTTTAAAGCAGCAAAGAAGATGATTGGTCAGCAAGTTCTCCTCGGAGTGACAGCTGGATGGTCTAGCGATACATGGTTCAATGACGTTATTGCTGCTTAATACAGCAAACATTACCCAGATATCAGGTAGACCACAACAGTGGCTACTTGGTACACCAAATAAGCAATTATAGTTATCATTACACAAGGATATATCATGAAATTCTCTTACATGTTGCTCAATTCACTCACACCAACTGACTTTGGCTGTGATGAACCAGAAATGATCGAAGCTTTAGCTGAATTTGGCTGCTCGGTGGTGTCTTCACAGGACATTCTCGGCAATACGACCTACTTCGCAGTAGCTCACACACTAGAAGCACTCGAACAGATGTGCAATACAGTAGATTTGCCAGGTAACTGTGTGAAATACTCCGAAGTGTTCCAATCAGTGCAACAATAACCACAAGAAACCAACCCATTACGCTACCCGAATGACCTAATTCCCATGAATTCTTGCAGTAAAGCGCAGAGTGTAGCATGAGGTGGGGTAATTGGGGTGGTTTTTGTGGGTGTGTAGTGTCAAACGAATCTCAAGGATAACACCATGTCAATAGCCATCTGCCTGATACTCTCCGGACTAGCCATCCTAGCTGCCGTACTCGATCACACCATCCCGGCTGCATTCTTCCTTGTACTCGCATTCAGTGCTCTAATCTTCATCCCTTAAGGAACCACACCATGTACGCACTCTCAGTAACCCTCGGCATAGCAGCCATCACACTCAACCTCATGAACCACCTCACCGTGTCCATCCTGTTGCTTTGTGGTAGCGTACTCGTATTATTCATCTAGTCGGTAGTCATACTGACAGCTTAATCAAGGAACCCACCATGAGCGATAACCTAAGAACCGTTCTCAACACACTCAAGTACCACACTATCCCGTCAATCGACAAAGTACCTGAGTGGTGTGC